CCAGTTGTTAACTTTACACCGAGCCGTGGAAATGATAAACATGTCAGAGTTAACTCAGTTTCTCCGCTTTTTGAGTCTGGAAAAGTTTGGGCCCCTATGCACGAACATTTTGCTCAAGAGGTGGTTGAAGAGTGTGCTTCGTTTCCATTTGGAGATCACGATGACTATGTTGACTCCATGACTCAAGCACTTATGAGAATAAGACAAGGAGGGCTAGTTCGACACCCAGAGGATTATCAGGACGAGCCGACTCCAAAACGTAAGATAGAATATTATGGCTAGTAAAGCATTAGTAGATGTAGCGTTAAAACTTTTTCAAGGACTAGGTGGAAATGTTTCCAAGGTCCTCGGCACCCGATCAAACGTATCTTTTTTAGGTAAAGGTAAATCATCAGAACTGATGGTTGACATGGATGTCAACGCTGATGCATTAGCCGTGTTACCACAATCAAAAGCAGTAGAAGAATTAACTTCGGCTATGGGTTATTTAACTTCAGGTAAGTTAAACGATTTACAAGCTAATCAATTAATTAAGAACATGCAGAAGATGGATAGTATTTATAATCCAGCTCCTGCTCCGGCAAACATCACGGACCTGGTAACAGGGACCAGGGGCCTTGATCGAGAAGGTCTGATGTCTTTAAGAGCCATGGCAGATGATCTACCACCACCAGGTTCACGTGGCGGTGCAGATGATATTGCAGCACCGGTTGGATCAGCAGAAGAAACAATTAGAAACTTAGCAAAGTCAGAAGGTGTCGATGCAGCAGAAACTATTTTACCAACAGGTTCAGGACTAGAAGCATTAAAGCAAGTTAGAAATTTTGAAAAAACAATCGGAGATGATTTAGTAAATAAAGTTTATGATATGGCCGGTGTCAAAGAAGCGGCTAAACCTGTAGCAAGAGGTAACGCTAGAGATTTTTTAAATACAATTAAAGATATGGAAGATCCAACTTTTCCAGATGGTCCAACACTAGCATCAATTATGGAAGCAGATGATTTAAGATTTGTAACAGAAGGTGGCGGTGGTGCACTCGGTGATCCACTATTACTGGTACAAAAATATTTTGGTCCACGTGTTGCATCAGCAGTCTCACAATTAGATGGTAGAGATCAGATAGAAACATTTGCTAGGAATCTAGTTAGAATCAAAGATGCAAAAGGTAGAACTATAACAGATAGAAACTTTGATCCTAAGATGGTTGATCCAGAGGATTTTGAATTTGCAGACGGTGGTCGTGTGCCATTTATTGTTGGTGGTGTTGCAAGAATGGGATTCCAGGCTTTGCGTAAGTACGGTATTGAAGGCAAAGATATCTCAAGATTGTTTGCAAGTTTAGGCAAAGACAAAAGTTTAGTTGGTAAAGAAAAAACAGAATACTTCAAAGAACTTAATAGAGTTTTAAAAAATCCAGACGACTTTCCAAATGAGATTAGAGAGATTCAAAAACAATTAGGCATTGACCCTATAGGTTTCAAAGGCGGCGGCCTGGCAGAAATCCTGGAGGTGTAATGAGCAACCTTATAAAAAGTGAATTAGCATATAAAAAATATGAGGATAGGTTTGGTATAGCTTTATTAGATAAAATTGCACTAAAGATGCATGGTAAAAAATTTAGAAAGTTAGATAAAGAATCTACTTTAAAAAGTTTTAAAGCCAAACTTGATAGGTATGAAGATTTTATAATAGAGAATAAAAGATACCCTACACAAAGTGAGGCCTATTCCATTGGTCTAGAAAGAGGGGGAAAGAAAAATATTTTATCTAAAAATTTTACTGACGATGTTAAAAAGAGGGTTAAAAAAATATATGCCTCTGGTGAAGGTGGTTCACCTTATATATCTAAAAAATTAGCTGAAGATGGGATTAATATAGATGATTCTGTTTTAAGAAGATATATAAAAGCAGAAGTAGATGCAGGTAGATTAAAAAGACCAAAAAAGTTTAAGACACAAGAAGCGACTGCTCCTAAAGATAGATACAATGTTGTTAGAGAAGTAACGGAAAGAGATAAAAGAGGATTTCTTATCGGTAGTCTTGGAAAACAAGTTAAAGCTCCTGCGTGGTCTAAATACAAAATTGTTTTTAATATTCCTCGAAACCCTGAGACTAGTTTAATTCCTAAAAATTATCAAGGAACTCAATATTATAAAACTAAAGAGTCGGCAGAAAAAGCTTTAGAAGCTAGAGGTAAGTTAGATTTAAGTAAAACAGATGAAGCGGTAAGAGTTGTAAACAGACTTATAAAAAAAGACCCCGATCTTGCAAATGATATAAGAACATTAGCACAAGAAGTCTATGGGGCTGCAGAAGGGGCAACTGATTTAGCTAAAGAGCAGGATCTGGAAAGAAAGATGAGATCTGTTGCAACAGATGTAACAAGATTACAAGAACAATTAGCTGGAAAACTACAGGGATTTAAAACAAAAAATATTTCAAAATTAGTTTTACCTTCGGGTGTACTAGCGGAAAATATTCTTACAGATATTACCGTTAATACAGACATAGGAAGATTTGGTGGAAATGAAATTAGAAATTCTAGAATGAGAATTATATCTGGAATTTTAAATGAGAGAGCAGGTAAATTTAAATCTTTAAGAAACCAAGTTACAAAATTTGTAGCGAGTGGTAGACATTTAGATGAGGTCGCTGGTATTGGCGCAACATATGATGTTGCTCCTGGTTATTCTTCTTTTGCACAAAGTATACCTGACAAAGTTAATTTAACTAAAAGAAGTGCTATTGATTTAGATTTTGCAAGATTACTTAGACAGGCTGTTCTTAATGAAGAAGGACCTAAGAGTTTTCAAAAAGTAAAATACAATACACTTGGAGAAGCTATAGATGCCTATAATAAATTTTCTAGAGAGTTTGCAAAAGAAAATAAAATATTTACTCCGACCATAGAATATAGTCCTGGCAAAAAATTAGATCCTTCTAAATTTGCACCAAACTTTACTGCACTTAGGCCTGAGGCAAAAGCAAACGTTTTAGAATTAGCAGAGAGAGGAATTGGTATTGGAGTCGGTAAGGCAATGCCATTTGAAAAAATTTTATCAGCAGTTCAAAAAGCACCAAAAGGAGCTTGTAGACAAATATTAAATTTTCAAACAGGTGGTATATCTCCAACCTGTGCTGAAGCGATTAAAAAAGACCCTGTGGGTTCTGCAGAAAAACTTTCTAAATTAGACGCACAAAGCGGACCACTTGCAAAAGTTAAAAACGCAGCGTTAGGATTTTTAAGAAATCCTGGTATCAGAGGATTTGGTGCAGCTGCAATCGCAGGAGCTGCCGGTGCAGGATTAGTAAAAGAATTTAGAAACGACGATCCAACAACTTATCTATCAAACGAAGATCAACAAAAAAGTATGTTAGTTGAAATGGCAACAGATCCAGTAACAATAAATTTTGATAGACCTGCAATATTAGATTATCAATTACCGGCGTTGGGTGCAGAGGCTGCTGCAGGTTTAGCTGTTACAGCTCCATCAACAATTAAAGCTAGTAAATCTAGAGCACTTGGTATTGAAAAGAAAAGAGTTGCACCTGGTACAATTAAAACTGGTGCAAGAGTTTTAGGTAGAGGTCTAGCTTCACTCGGAACACCTTTAGGTTTATTACCAATGGAAGCAGCTAATATAACTTCACAGATAGCAGAAGGTGATTCACCATTAGATATTGCAACAGATCCATTGAATTATCTTGGTGCAACATTTGCAGAACCAGCAACTAAAATTGCAGCTAGAGGAGTCAATCCTAAAATAGCATCAGCTATGAGATTGGGTATGAGTCCTACAGCATTAAGATTATTATCTAGAGCTGGAGGTATTGGATTAGGAGCATCTTTAGGTATAATGGGTCTACAAAAATTAAGTGACTTATAATGGTTAAATTAATACCAGGAGGTGGACCACCACCAAAGAAGGGACCTAATTCACAGGGGTTGAATGTTCCTTTTAAACAGACTATACTAGTCAAGAACTCGGAGAAAAAGAATGTCAACAATAGACAAAGCTCTACCAAACGTCGTAGAGAACAAAGTAACAACGCCTAGCGACGAAGAGGTTGCAATAGCAGAAGAACAAGTAGCAGAATCACAAGGTGGTGAAGGCGTAGAAGTACAAGAGAACGAAGATGGTTCGGTAGATATTAACTTTGAACCAAACAAAGTTAATCAACAAAATACAGAATCACATTTTGATAACTTAGCAGATTTATTACCTGACGATGTTTTAGGTACGTTAGGGTCAGATCTTTTTAACAATTATATGAATTACAAATCTTCTCGTAAGGAATGGGAAGATGGTTACATAAAAGGTTTAGATCTTTTAGGATTTAAATACGAAGATAGAACACAACCGTTTCAAGGTGCTTCAGGTGTAACACACCCGGTATTAGGAGAAGCGGTCACACAGTTTCAAGCACAAGCTTACAAAGAATTACTGCCAGCAAAAGGTCCAGTGCACACTCAGATCATGGGTGTTGTGGACAGAGTAAAAGAAGATCAAGCGGCTAGAGTAAAAAATTTCATGAACTATCAACTCATGAACAAGATGAAAGAGTATGAACCCGAGTTCGATCAGATGCTTTTTTATCTCCCTCTTAGCGGCTCTGCTTTCAAGAAAGTCTACTACGACGAATTACTTGACAGAGCCGTTTCTAAATTTGTTCCGTCAGACGATTTGATAGTTCCATACACAGCTACATCACTAGAAGATGCAGAGGCTGTGATACACAGATTAAAAATGTCTGAGAACGATTTAAGAAAAAAACAAGTATCTGGTTTTTATAGAGACATAGAAATACAACCGGGATACACACAAGATACAGAAGTTGAGAAAAAAGAATTAGAAGTAGAAGGCATAAGAAAATCAAAAGAAGAAAATGATTTTACAATTCTAGAGTATCACGTTGATTTAGATCTAGAAGGTTTTGAAGATTTAAATCAAGAGACTGGAGAAAAAACAGGAATTAAATTACCATACATTGTAACTTTAGATCAAGGCAGTAAAGAAGTTTTATCTATTAGAAGAAATTTTAAAATGGGAGATCCACTTAGAAAAAAAATAGATTACTTTGTACACTTTAAATTTTTACCTGGTCTAGGTTTTTATGGCTTTGGTCTAATACACATGATTGGTGGTTTATCTAAAACTGCAACAGCAACATTAAGATCTTTAATAGATGCAGGAAGTTTTTCA